AAAAATACCTTTTAAATACTCAATATTACCTATTGTAGCTGATAATGCCAAGAAATTACAATTTAATAGTTTAATAAGATTTTCATAAATATTACCATCATCTTCTTTGTCAAGATTATGTATTTCATCAAATACAGCATAATCAAAATGATTTCCAATTTTATGTATATTATCTTCTATACATTTAGGTGTTCCCACAAAGATATTTGTTTTCGCATCAAATGATTGAAAACACAAATCATCTACAAGATAATGAACCTTGTATCCCATCAAGATAAAATGACTACCTACCTGATAAGCAACCGGTTTCGCCGGACAAACATAAATAATTTTTTTATGGAGAATACCAGTACTCATAGCAATAAATGTTTTACCAGCACTAGTAGGTGCTTTCACCAAAACAGATTCTTTTGCATTTACAAAATTAATAACATCTTTTTGCCATGAATCAAGTCTTTTTTCTACACTATCCCAAAAGTTGAGAGGTGGAAGAAGATGTCCAAGTTCTTTCATCATGTAAAGTTTATATTCATAATTATCTAGTTTAGAACCGATCTTTTCAATCAATTCCTTATATTCTTTGTTGTAATTATCTTTTAGATTAAAATACAGAGTAATAATGTATTTCATGTATTTATTTTTTTCTTTGTGATTCCAATAATCATTCAACAAAATACATTTAAATTTACAAATACCTTCTTCTGTTTTTAGATTCTTAAAATTTTTAAAAGGATTATTTAAATCAATACTATTTTTCATAAATTCAATTTTTTTATAATCATCATCAATAAGTCTCTTTTTACGAATAATATCTTGTTGTTCTCTAATAATATCCGCCTTTTTCTTTACTGGTTTTTTATTTTTCTTACCTTTTTGAACATTATCTTTAGTATCATCTTTAATAGTATCTTCAATAATATGTTTAAGATTAGAATTTAGTGTTTGTGAAATATCTCTGATAAACAAAGAAAAGTTTTGCTTATCAAGATTATTTTTTGTAAGAAAGTCCATTTAATTTTATATCATATTAAATAATATTCAAATTTTTAAATAATAAAATATTAATTTCTATTATGAGTAATATTATAGAATGCTAATCTTCTTAATAAATCAGACATTGAATAATTTGAATCACTAATACATTTACCATCAACTTTTGTGTATCCAGTTGATGGACATTGACAATCTAATTGTGTAGTTTCCATATTACAATCTTCAGCAGAATAATTATTTAAATCACATTGACATAAATTTTCCGTTGAACCACATCTATCCATATTATCTGAACCATAACAATAACCATAATCAATATCACCATCTTTAATTGTTTTACCTTCATGATTACAATCTCTACCACCTGATTTTTTCTTTTTTGTAACTTTATAAGTTCTATATTTAATTTGGCATCTATTTTTAGGATCAGTACAATCTGTTTCATTCCAATCATTAAACTCACCTTTGCAATCATTTTCTGATGATAAACCACTATCTACACCAAAAATATCATCTGTAGTATCTTCAGTAACTTCAGCATTTATAAAATATCTTTTTCTTGAACCTGGATCTTCTACTTCTGTATCCATTTGATATTCAGGTGGAAGTATTACTTCATAAGGAGCATAATCAACAGGAATAAAGTTTTTTAATTTATATCTTAAATTTTCATCAAAAACACGTGTCTCAATATCAAATAAATTTCTTTCATATTCACCTGGATCATATATCTTATAATTATTGTAGATTTGTCTTTTTCTTTGACAACTACCTTTTAAAAATTCGGGTGAATAAGTATCACCAATTGATCCAGCTAATGCAGGATTTGTTAAAACATCTTGAACTTTAATATTTAATAAATTTACTAAACCTTCAACATTATCTTCTTTGTCTTCTACCATTTTACTTAGAAATATTGATAATATAAATAATACTATCAAATATGTTATACAATCTTTCATAATATATATAATATATTTAAAAAAATAAAATTATGTTTATTTAGAATGTTTTTATTTAAACAAAAAGGTCATATTCTTATCTCAAATGATTCAGAAAATATTAACAAAATCTTTTTAAAACTTTATGTAATACATAAAGATAAAAAAAGTATTGATGAAATTAAAAATATGGCGAAAAAAGAATTTTATGAATCTTTGAATTGTATTTATTAAGCAGATACATTTACCTTGAATAATGATACTATTTTACTTATCATAAATGTTAAAATTATTAATAGTATTATTTTTGTATAAATATTTCTATTAAAATCTTCAAAAAAATTAAATATACCCATATCTGGTAATTCAAATTTCATGACATTACTTTCTACAAATAAATCTTTATAAATTTCTTTGTATAATTGTGTTTTCTTTGATACACGATCACATCTTTCCATTTCAACTTTTTCTGCTATTTCAAGGACTTTTCTCATAATGCTTGGAATGTATTTTAATAGTTTTTTTATAACCATTTTTTCTTCAAATAATCCTTCTTGAAGATTAGAAGCATCTGTTTGAACATTCATTAAATTTCCTAGTATTTTCATAGGTCTATCACTAAAACCTGTATTACACATATCTTCATAAGAAACACCGCTCATTAAAAATGCATCTACTAAATCTTGTGTATTAGCACCTAAAAATTTCTTTATTTTTTTTTCTATAAATTCAACATCTCTTGGATTTCTTCCTAATTCTTCAATACTTGTATATTTACCTATTCTTTCAACAATTAATTTTTCTTCATCAGGATCTAATCCTGTATCCATTAAATAATTTAATCGTGTTTCTAAATCAAAATTACTACTATCATCTTCTGTAATCATAAAAACATCAATTAATTTCATAGGTCTTTGTTGCATTTGACCACCTGTAATCGATAAATCTAACATTTTTTTGCTCGCCCAATCATTAATTATTGTTTCTGATAAGTATTTTTTATTATCATTTCCAAAAACATGCTCTAAAATAAATTCTATCATTTTATTATTAAATGTTGCATGACTACATTTACTTTCAATATTATAATGATATTCAAAATTTTCACCAAATTCAATTAATGTATCTCGTATATTTAAACTAGCATCGATTGTTAAAGATTCTAATCCTGAAGTAAGGTTAACATAAACATCATCGCTTACCACTTCCCCATTACAAGTTGGTGAACCATTTGAGCCATTTTTAGCGTTTTCTAATGTCCTTTTAAACAAACCAATTGTTTCATTATATACCTGATTTATTTGATTATCAGAATCACTGAAACCTAATCTTCTTAATTGCATTTGAATAATCTGTTTAAATTCTACATTATCAATATCTCTTAATCTTTCAGATTCAATAGAATAATCTTCTTCCATTTTCGATTTTAAATCATCTATATCTACTCCATTAAAATCTAATAAATGCTTTAATGTATTATTAAATATATCACCGAGTGTTTGAAAAGCTGAAACTCCAAGAGTGCCAGTATTTTCGGTAAAAATTCCTTCTGAACTTAATGGTGTTTTAATTTTATCCCATTTAGTATCTGATATATAACTTGAACTATCAAATAATCTATTCATTTCATCAAGTGTAGGTAATGATGGGTAATTTCTACCTTCTCTTAAAGGTCCGCATTTAAATTGAGCACTTAATGCTTCATGTGTTTCATCACTGCTATCATAAATTTTTTTTACCATATCTGATCTATTACTCTCTATTGTTGATACTTCTCTAAAAGACTCTCTATCCTCTGCATTATTTCTTAAATCATCTAATTTATTTTCAATGAAAATACCATCTGTATAATAACTTCCAAGTTCATTATTTATATTTTCATTATAATAACCCCTTGGATATGGTAAATAACATTTTGGCGGACAAGCTCTAGAATTACACGTATGTGTTTGACTTTGAGGATCATTCCCTTGTGTTTCTATATTACCTCTACCTTGTGAACATAAAATTGTTCTTCCATTTCTATTTTCAACATATCTCATACAACTATTATTTTCCATGTAAGAACAACCTTGACAACTTTGATCAATATCTCCCATATATTATATTATTACATATTTTTTATTTTCTTTTTTAATGTGTCTAAATACCTCGATTTATCAATTGTATTTAATAATTCCTTAAAACCTTTATCTTTCATCATATAATAATTAAAAATCAATAAAGCATCAAATTTTTCTTTCCCTTTAATTCTAAAATCATTGTTTTTTATTAAACTATCAGTATCATTCTTAAAACGAAAACCTTTTATTATCCCACATGTAGTTTTAAATGTTGAATAATTCTTATTACCAGTTTCTAAATATAAATTATAAGCTAAATTTTGTTTCCAAGGAGCAATTTGATACCATATAGTTTTATCTTTACAACATGTTAAAGCATCTACTAAACTTTCATCACCAGTTAATAAAATATCATCAATACTATCCACTATTAAACTTATAAATTTTTCTCTTGGTTGTGGTAAAATATCTCCTCTTAATATTAAATTATTTTTATTTTTATTATCTGAACATAATAATATATCTTCACCTTCTTTTAATTTTAAAGTACATAAACTATAATATTTTGAAATAATATCTTTTGATTTCTTTTTAAATGGATAATTATAAACAAGATCTTCTTCAATCCATGGTGGAATTATTATTTCAAAAACTTTATATTTTTTAGAATATTTTTTACATATCATTTCTAAATATGATAAAAAACAATATCTTGAATGAACACCCCATTCAGGGGATGGTTGAATATAAACGAGTGCGTATGGATTTTTTATTAACTTTTGTTTTTTAAAAGTAAATTTATAATCAAAAAATAATCCAAGATTATCTTTACCAATACCTATTGGTAAATCATAAGGTCCATTATCAATATCATTATATTCACTCATTACATATGTATTCCAATCATTTGCATAAGGTATTAATTTCTTAAAATCCGATAAATCAAAACTCTTATTGATAATAGGTATAACAAGTAATATATCAAATTTCATATTATAATCTAATCTTAAATCAGAGAATTTTTTACATTCTCCTTCTTTACTTTTATGCTTTAATTCAATAATTTGGTGTTTTGAACCTATATTTCTAAATTTTTGTTTTGATGTTGAACATATTTTTGAGTTCATTGATGGATACCATTTTTTTAAATAATCATAAACTTTAATACATTTTATTACATCACCATATCCTCCACATGGTATATTTATTAAACCAATTTTTAAATTATCAAAATGAATTTTTTTTATCTTTTGATTCAAAAAAAGATTTAATCGTAAATCATAAAGTTTATTAAAATTATTTGCTCCTAATATTACTTTTTTAATTTCTTCCATAATAATATATATTATATATTATAATGGCACAAATATATGGTGGGAAATTATTAGCAACTGGATCAAAAAGTTGCGTTATACATCCAAATATTAGATGTAAAAACAATAAGTATAAAAAAAGAAATAAAAAAACTATTTCTAAAATTGTCTTCGGTGATACAGCAAATGAATATAGTGAACGTGAAAAAGGTATTAATGATAAAATAAGAAGAATACCAAATTATAAAAAATGGGCTTTAATTTATGACGAAATATGTAAACCACCAAGTTTTGATGAAAGTATTAAGATAGATAAAGGAATTAATGACTGTTTAAAAGAAGAAAATTATGAATTACATTCTGGTATAGAAAAAAAGAAAAAAGAACTTTTTGATAAAAACAGCATTATGCTTATAGGAGATTATGGTGGTATTACTCTTGGTGATTATTTTAAAAAAGAATTTGGTGGAGCAAGTTCTATTAAAGTTATTGAAAAAAAGTTTATAATTTTAATGAAAAAAATAGAGCATTTATTTGAAGGATTAGCAGATTTGAATAAATATAATATATCACATTTAGATATTAAACAAAATAATATTGTTTATCATAAAGGTGTTTTTAAATTTATTGATTTTGGATTATCAAATGATATTAGTAATAAAGAGCATTTTTTAAAAAGAAGTGATAATGAATTTAAAACACAGAGAATCTACGTATGGTATCCTATAGAATATATTTACTTTAATGCTGATAAAAAACAATTAGAATATGAAAAACAAAAAATTGATGTTTTAGGTATTGATGAATACAGAAATCATATGAGTTTATATAATGGAATTAATAATTTTTATGGGAGAAATACCCATAATGATGTTACAACTATTATAAATGATTATTTAAAACTTGATAAAACAAAATTTTTAAATACTGAATATGTTGATTTAATTAAAGCAGTTGATACTTATAGTTTTGGAATGCTTATACCTTTTATGTTTTTTACAGAAGGTTTAATAGAATATATTGAATCAAGTAAATTATTATTGGATTTCTTTTATTTATTTAGAGACATGTGTGAACCATATTATAAAAATAGAATTTCTATTACTGATGCTTACAATAGATTTAAGATTTTATTAAATAAACATTCTAAAAAAACAAAAACTAAAAAGACAAAAAAGAAGTCTAAAAAGAAATAATTATTTAAGTTACAAAATAAGTCCCCCCTACTAATAATAGTACACCTAATATTTTCTTTTTATTTAATTCAGTTTTATAAAATACTAAAGCCAATATTAGTAAAAATAATGTATTTAGATTTATTACAGATTTTGCATAACTTGGATTATCACAATATTTTAATGAATTAAATATACATGGTTCAACTATTAAATAAACTATTAATAATCTTAGTAAGATTATAATAAATTCTTTTGCATTAGGTTTTTGTATTTTTGTAATATCTTTTTTAGTAACAACAATATATATAATTGTTCCTATAAATATAATAAAGTTTGCAAGAATTATATAGTCTCTATAATTATATTTATTTATAATATCTTTTGATATAAAATCTCTAACAGCTATAAATATCGCTGCTAAAACAGCAAAAGGTATCCATTTCTCCATTATAATTTATAAAATATTTAAATATTACTATTAATATTTAATTTAAATGTTAAAATATTTTTTCCATTGTCCTGAAGAAAATAGACCCTGGTATGTTACTATATTTTTATCATCGTGTTTGGGATATACATTATATAATCATTTTAATACATATGATTTTAATGGGTTAATACTATATACATATATTTCTACATATTTTTTATGTGGATTATTTTATCTTACTGATGTATATTATGAAAAAAATAACTCATTACATGAAAAAAGATTCAGTAAAATAAAAAAAATAGATTATGATAAATTTATTAAAGGGACAATTAATTGTGTTTATAATTCAACACTAATAAATACTTCTTCAAGAATGTTACTTTTTTATCCTATTCTAAAATATAAAGGATATGATAAATGGAATATTAAAGATTATACTCAATGTGAAATATTTTGTAGTATATTTTTTACATTAATTATTGCTGATATTTATTTTTATTTTATGCATAGATTATTTCATAAATCAAGGTTACTTTATAATAATATACATTATTTACATCATACATTTGTAGATACATACGCATCAATTTTTAATAGTGGTCATATGTTAGAATCATTAATCCTTAATGAAGGATTTATAATGGTTCCATTAATATTTACTCATTTACCAAAAGAATTAATATTTATTTGGATATTACTTGCTACTTCATCTGCTATTATAACTCATAGTGATTATGATATACTTGGTATATCTCATGTTATTCATCATAAAAAATATAACAAAAATTATGGTTTTGATTTTATTAATTTAGATTATTTTTTTAATACAAATAATTAGTATTGTTGATTTATAGTATTATTTTAAAAATAGTGATAATTCAAAATTACTTATTTCTGGATTAAAAATTCTTATACTTTTTTGTAAATCATTTATATCCTGAAAAAAAATATCTTTTATATTTAATTCTTCAATTAATTTATCTTTCTTTTTATCATTACATAATAATTCTTCTTTTGTTGGAATGTCAATTCCATAAACATTTTCATTTATAATTTCAGGACAAGCTGATACAACATAAATATCTTTCGCTTTATTTTTTTTCAATAAATTTATAATATGTTTTATTGTATTACCTCTTACAATAGAATCATCCACTATAATTATATTCTTATCTTCAATATATTCTTTTACAATATTTAGTTTTCTTTTGATATTTGATTTTCTTTTCTCTTGAGTGTTCATAATAAATGTTCTGTTTACATAACGATTTTTTGTTATTGCTTCTCTATATTTGATATTTAATGTTTCGGATAATGCTAATGCTACTGGTTTACTTGTATCTGGAACAGGTATAATATAATCCACATCTTTTATTTGTTCTTGAATTCTATTTGCTAATAGTTCTCCCATTTTATATCTTGATTTATAAACATTAACACCATAAAGATAGGATTCTTCCCTTGCTAAATAAACCCACTCAAAAATACAAGGTTTTATATGATAATTTGTCCCTAATGAAATACAATGATATTCTTTATTAAAAATATGAACTTCATTATTATAAATATCATTTACAATTTTATAATCAATACTTGTTATTGAAACAGATTCTGATGATATTACATAATTATTATCTTTTTTACCTAATATCAACGGTCTAATACTAAATTGGTCTTTAAAAGTTATCAATCCATATCCTTCAATCAGACATATACAATTAAAAGATCCTTCTAAAATAGTATATAAGATTAAAATTATTTCTTTTATTATTTTTCCTGTTAAAATTTCATGTTTGTTTAAGTGATATGAAAGTAAATATAAAAGAATAATACTATCAGATGTTATTTCTTCATCTAATTGAATATTATGTGTATCTAAATATTTTTTTAGCATATCTGTTTTCCATATTTGTCCATTATGAACAATCGATATATTATGATATTCACCATTCAGTTCTAATGGTTGAACTTCATTTATAGTATTTAAACCTTTTGTAGGATATCTTACATGTCCTATACCAATATTTGTAGTAATATTTAAATTTGAAGAATAATTTGATAGTAAACCCTTTTCTTTCATTGATTCTATTTTGCCATCTATTTCATATGAAAATCCAAAAGCATCTTGACCTCTATGTTGAAGATGATATAAACTTTCATATAAATCATTTATTATATTTCTCTTATCTAAAGATATTAAACCGGCGATACCGCACATTAGATATATACGATAAATATTTTTATTTTAAGTATGTTTAAAAATGAATTTTTAAATCCTCCTTATTTTATGAAGTTAAATAATATAGATTTTGATAAATTATCTGATGCTGAACTTAAAGGATTATGTTTAAAATATAAATTACTTGATCCACAAAAAATTCATCTTTATCAAAGAAAACAATTATTACAAATTATTAAAAATTGGTTAGAAACAAAACTTAAGAATTATGGTCAAAGAAGAAATTCTATTAATGGTAATCTTCAAAAGAATGCTTTAAATTATAATAAAAATACTGGTCCCCCAAAACCTGAATATGATAATAGACAAAGAAGATTATCTCAACCAATAACTACAAATGAAATTAAAAATGCGAATACTGTTCATGCTCAAAATCAAATAAGAAATAATGCTCAACAAGTTAATCAACAAAATATTCTTAATAAAAAATACGATATACTTGGATTATATCCAGCACAAAAAAGAGTTGTTGCAATAGGTGATTTGCATGGTGATTTAATTGCTACTCTTAAAGTATTAAAATTAGCTGAAGTTATACCACAAAATTCTAGAATGGATAATATCGATGGTATTCATTGGTGTGGTGGTAGTTCTTGGGTAATTCAGATGGGAGATCAAATTGATAGATGCCGAGCAGATTGGGGAGATAATAATTGTATCAAAAATTTTGATGATGTATTTGAAGACGAAGGAAATAATCAAGCAATTTTTAATTTATTTTTACGTTTGGATGATGAAGCAAAAAAATACGGCGGAAGAGTTTTAGGATTATTAGGGAATCATGAACTAATGAATATTGATAAAGATTTCAGATATGTATCGGCAAAAGAATTTTTAGAATTTGTTCCTACAAATCAAAGAACAAGTAAATATACAAAAGATGGTTATCCACTCGGTTATTGGCATAGAACAAAAGCATTTGAGCGTGGTGGTAATATAGCTAAAATTTATTCAATAAAAAAGAAAAGTGTAATTACAATAGGATCATTTGTTTTTGTACATGGTGGAATGAGTATTGATTTAGCAAAAAAATATACAATAGCAGAATTAAATCAAATTGTTTCAAAATGGTTATTAAAACAAGAAACTGATGCTGAGGGTAAAGTTTTTGATGAAATTTTTAGAGATGATGATGATATGAGTCCTTTTTGGTGTAGGGTATTTTCAGAAGAAGAAGGTGAAGATGAAAATACAGAAACAAATTTTAATCGTTTAATAAGTAATATTAATCAGAAAAATAAATTATTACAACCCATAAAAGGTATGGTAGTCGCACATACACCACAATTTATGGATAATAAATATTTAAATGGAATTTACAATAAAAGATTATGGAGAATTGATGTAGGAATGAGTAGAGCATTTGGAAAACAAGATGAATGTGGAGAAAATAAATATAGAATACCACAAATTTTAATTATTCATAATGATTCAACATTTGAAGTAAGAAAATGTTCTTTTAATACTGATAGACCACCTGCTCCTAATAATGGTGAAATAGTTGATATTCATAATTCATCTATGCCCTTCTAGTTCTTCTTCTTGATTTTCTTTTATTTTTAGTTTTATTAGTTTTTCTTTTATTAGTTTTTCTTTTATTATTTTTTCTTTTATTATTTTTACGAGTTGATTTTCTTTGTTTTTTAGACAATTTTCTCTTTGTTTTTCTTTTTGATTTTCTTCTTAGTTTTCTTCTGCTTCCGCCACCTTTCGCGCTCCGTTTGGCATTTCTTGTCTTCTCCGCTTCAATGACTTCGGGCGCACTCTTCTCCATGGTTCTTTTTTTTAAATATATTCTCGCCGCATCTTTGCCCTTTTGAAGAGCGGCAGCCTCATTCCAATTGCTATCTACAAGTGCCTGTCTAATACTATCAGGATCAAATACGCTACTATCACCGCTTTCATGCATGAATTGTGTCAGAGCTTCCCCTACTGATGATATCTTAAGATCGGCAGCCTCAATCCACGCATCTTTGCCCTTTTGAAGAGCGGCAGCCTCATTCCAATTGCTATCTACAAGTGCCTGTCTAATACTATCAGGATCAAATACGCTACTATCACCGCTTT